ATCAGCCAAGCTATCTGCTGTTGCTTGAGCCATCGTACTAAGCTCTGTCAGCTTATCGGTGTGAGGCTCAACATCCGTTCCAATCGCAACACCAAGATTTGTCCTTGCTGCTGATGCTGTCGAGGCTCCAGTACCACCATGAGCTACGGCTATATCAGTTGCGTTCCAAACACCAGTTGAAATAGTGCCAAGTGTTTGAAGTCCAGAGTTTACAACTGTACTGCCTAAAGCTGTTTTACTCATTACAGCTACACCATCAATTCTAAAAAGCTTACCTGTTGCAAGTTCTATATGCTCTGAGGATGTCCAAGAATCTGTAGAGTCAATCCAATTAAAAGTTTTATCAGTACCACCTTTTAATGTAATACCACCACCAGAAGCAGCCGAATCACTTGGTGATGCAGTTGAGCCGAGTTCTAAATTTTTGTCATCCAGGGAAACTACCGTAGAATTCACCGTGGTCGTAGTACCGTTTACTGTCAGATTACCTGATATGACTAGGTTTTGAGTAACAGTAAAACCAGAAACAGATGCACTTGATATATCAAAACCACCTGTAAAAGTTTTGTCTCCAGATATTGTTTGTGTTCCTGTTTTATTAACAAAAGCACCATCTCCAGCTATGGCTAATATTGTAGATGCAGAACCTGCAGCACCTCCAGTACCCTCTCCGTAATACAACGTATTATCAACTTCGTTGAAAGCTAATTCAGCATTTTCTAAAGAGCTAGGCGCACCAGCAGAACCTGATGCTCTTCTTTTAATTCTTAATGTGTTTGACATGACTTTAAGTTAAGTAAAGGCTAGTGGTAGCAATGGATTTTAAAAATTTCCTCCATCGGTAAGTTTTAATGGAGTAACATCTGCATCAGCCACATAGGAATTAACAGAAGCTTTATACCTAACTATACTCCCATCTACTCTATTTGTATCTATTAATTCTAGTCCAGCAGCACCTTGACTACCTTGTGTTACTACAGAAACAACTTTAGAATTTGTAGAACTTCCATTAATATTTACCTTGGTTTCATTAACATGAATTTTATTTTTTACAGTTGTAACTTCAATTTTGCTCATCTTGTATAACCTTGACTTACAGTTATTTTACCTTCTATATAATGTTCTTTCAAACCGTTACTGTTTGTTAACAAAACATCATAATACAATTCATCAGGAAAGTTTTCAGTTTGTGAATCTGTTAAAACAAGAGATATTTTTCCAAGTTGTTTATTGTCATAAACAACTCCAAATGTTGCATATTTGCAATCTCTATCCTTATCCCAAGCTTCTGAAGCCACAGTATATCCAGTAAGATCCATTGGAACTTCAGAACCATCAGCTTGCGTAGATTTAAAAATATACTGTTCACTCCAATCCATACCTCTTTGAAGAGTAAAATTTCTTAAGGCAGGACTTATTGCCATAGCTATCCTTCGGTAACAGGTGCTTCATTTGGAGCATCCTCTACAGGAGGCTCAATCTTATTATAAGCAGCAATTTCTCCATTTATAGCATCAACTTGTTTTTCTATTTGTTTTTTTTCAATTAAAATTTGTTTTTCAGCATTTTCAAGTTCTTGAAATCTTTTAACAAGCTCTTGTCCTTTAGCTTGTGCTTCTGCTCTTAAATCGGAAATTTGTGACATAGATAAATTTGTGTATGTTTTTTATTATATCAAAATCCTACTAATTAGCTACTTCTGTCCAATTAATTTTATAAACTTTACCATTTCGTTCATTTTTTATAAACAAATCATTTTCTCCTTCTTGAATTGTGTAGGCTCCCCAAGTTCCGTCAACATCATTAGCTCCACCTTTATTAGATAATTTAAGGTCATTAACATACAAATTATTCCATCTAGCTGATGACGACCCTAAATTCCTAGTGCCATCAGGAACAAGGTTAGCATCAAAACTAAAACCTGTACTTCCTACACTTCTTATTCTATTTTCATGGTCAGCCGTAGATCCATCGCTACCATGAAAATCAATATATTCACCAATCTCTAATACACCTGATGAATTAACAAAAGGTATGACATTCCATCTATCACCTGACGAACTAAGAGATTTTCCTCCTAATTTAGATGAATCACTAGCTGTTAAAGATACAGTTCCAGAGGCTGTTAAATCTTCACAACTTATATGCAATCCAGATAATGTTTTAGTGGATGGTTTGTAAACAAAATGTGAATTATCAGTATCAATATATTGTCTGTTATAGCCTGTATTGTTTTTTGTTGAAAAAGTTACTTGATATTCAACAGCATCATTTTTTTCATCAATATCAATATTATTAGCATTAGTAGCCGTTCCTGTAACATTACCAGTAATTTGACCATCAACTTGCAATGTAGAAGTGATTCTTGCAGTACCAGCAACGTGTAATTTATGAGAAAATGATGTAGCACCGATTCCTAAACCTGTTGTGTTTAACCTCATAAGGTCACTTGAACCATCTCTAGTTCTATACCTTTGGACATCAGCATCTATAAATGAATCATTTGCGTCAGTACCAAATCTTGCGTAACCATCATTATTCTGAACTCTCATATATACAGCACTATTTGTTGCTTGCTTAATATGTAATCTATCGTCAGGACTTGCATCATCTCCAATACATACAGAACCTCCAGAATCAATAATCATTCTAGTTAAGTTAGTAGTTTGAAAATACATATCTGCTGCTTCAACAGCTTCAAATATAAAAGCTCCAGTTCCACGATGAGATATTAGGCTGTTCGTATTTGCACCGCCATTACTTCGCATTAACCTTAAACCATAATCTGTATATGTTGCATCTCCAACTAAATCAATATAAGCGTTTCTATTACCTGTACCACCACTACCAAGTTCCATTCTTGTACTGCCACTACCATTGTGCATTCTGAAGTCGCCAATGATATCAAGGGTAAAGGCTGGATTTACAGTACCTATCCCGACCTGACCATTTGACTCAATCGTAAATCTATCTCCACTATTAGTTGTAAATCTAAGTTCATTTGCAGCACCTAAGTACATACCATTTGCTGGTTTTGTAGAACCTGTTACGTTAACCCTTGCTGCTTGAAGTTGACCAGATACCGTATTATTTCCTGTGATAGAAACATTACTTGTAGTTGTTAGAGATCCTGTTTGTAAATTTACAAACTTATGAGTTCCGCTATTGCCCTCTAACCTTTCCCAGCCATTATTATTTGAATTACGTCTTTGAAAATAACCAGCAGTATTCCATCTGACAGCCCTTACAGGATATGTACCAGTATGAGTAGTTCCATCTGAAAATAAAGAAGAAATTGTATTATCTCTATTTTTTAGTTCAGTTATAAAATTCGTGTATGTGCTTGTTAAAGCTGGTAAATTGAAATTAGACATTTAAACTCCTCTTACGGTAAAGTCTACAGTAACGGCAGAAGTAGCACCACTATTGGGAACAGCATTACCATTATTATCAAATAAATATATTCTAAATCCATCTTGAGGATTTGCAGTATCTTCAAAATCATAAATTGCATATTTAGCAGCAGAACCTGATCCTCTTATTTGTAAAGTTATTGAGTCTACATCAATAAATGTTTTGTTAAATTGCACTAACTTACCACCGCTAACATCACTTAATGTAACGCTTGTATTTCCTTGATCTGTAAATTGTTTTAAAAATGTTTTTGTTCTTATATTATTTACTTTCACTAGATCATCATTGTTAACACCTTCAAATCTATGAGTAACCCTTATAAATCTAAATTGTGTTGCTATAACTTTATTTCTGTTTTGACCAAAAGTAGTAAATGAACCAGCCGAACCACTTCCATTATCTGGTGCGGTTTCAATTTCTGTATTAACTGACAATCCATCTCCAACAGTAAAACTATCTTCAAATCCAACTGTCGCTTCTATTTTGGTTTTTGCAATAGTAGCTCCTGTGTCTATTGTTTCTCTGTATAATCCTGAGTTTAAAGTAGGTAAAGCGTAAGGAGTTGAGCCACCATATACTCCAAAAGTCCTAGACGTATCATTATTATTTGGATCAAAATGTTGTTTCCATGTTCGATTAACATCAACACAATAAAATATTCCACCACCCTCTAAAAAGCCATTAGTTTTTGTACCGCTAAAATCACTAAGATGATCTTGTTTTAAAATAAAATCAGGTGGCTCATCTACTTCAGCTATTACTGATCTTGATGTACCTAAATGACCAGCAGTATTGACAGGAAAAATTTTATATTCAAAAGTACCACCAACTTGTTCAAAAACTGTTGTGAAAGTTCCGAGTTTTTGTCCAACTAAAGTAGTTAAGCCACTTGCAATTTTATAGATATTATAAAAGGCTATTGGAAGTTGCCCTACACCTACAGCACTTTCTGACCAACGTAATAAAACATTATTGTCAATAACTTCATCATTAAAACTTGTAACTTGAGATGGTGCTGTTACTTCAAATAATACATCCTCTACTGATCCTTCATTACCATTAATATCAACAGCACGAACAAAATATTTTTGTTTGACTTGTGACCAAACTACTTCCTCAGTTACAGATGTACCATTTTGTTGAAATTTAGCTGCTCCCATATTTGATTGGTTTGCATTTTCATTTGCACGATATATTTTGTAAAAAGCAATTGGTAATCCGTTTACTTTGCCATTAACTTCTGCTTTTGGTACTTCACTCCAATCTACAAAAGCACTAACTCCAACTACTGTAGCTGTAAGATTATCTGGTGCTGGTGGTGCAGTAACGGTTACATCAGGATAATCAGGATCTGCCCCAGTACGACCCACATCCCCAACAGTATTATTAATATCTCTTGCTGCTACAAAAAATCTTCTTGGATTATCTGGATCTATAAAAGTTTTAGATGTAGCATTACTATCTACTTCAAATAAATAACTTTCGGAATTGATTACATCTAAGTTATCAGCAGATCCAAAATTTGTAATATCATCAGCACTTGTTCTAATAATATAATCTTTTATTTTAGTAGCTCCCTCTGCTGGTTTCGCCCAAGATAACCTTATTTTTGAACCCTCATATGTATATGAAATATTAGGTGCAGCAGCTTTCGCAAAAGGTACAGCTAAAGATTTTTTACCGCTAAGTTTGCCAATAATATCTCTAGCTTCTACTTTAAATGTTTGTGCTGATGACCAAGTTACTGGAATAGTAAGAGTTGTTGAATTTGTAGTTGCTATAAGTGTACTTCCTTGAAATATGTCATAATCTTGTATAGCAAATCTATTGCCATCAACTACTGATGCAGACCAATTTAAAACAAGATTATCATTTGAATATGCACTTGTAAAAGTTGCGGGTTTACGAGGAATACTTATAGCTAAACTTGCGGATCTAGCTAAATTGCTTTCGTTACCGTCTTGGTCAATTGCTTTTATCGAATAAGTTTTTGTTGTATCTCCACTACTTGGTAAAGTAGGCACGACAACAGATGTTGCATTAAATTCTCCTAGTAAAGATCCAGTACCATAAGAACCTTCGTAAATCTTATATCCTCTTATATCAAGGTCAGAAAATGTTGGGAAAGTTGCTTCTATTGGAGTCCATGATAAAACAACACCAAGATGCGGATCTAAAGATGCTGCAAAATCACTATTAACTCTAGATGGCAATGTGTTTTTACCTCTTACTTTTTTGTTATTAAGAGATAATGGTTTTTTTGATTTCTTACCAGATGCACTTATACTTTTAACTCTTATGTCATATTCGACAAAACCTATTTGAGGTTGATTTTTTTTAGTTTTAGGTACATTAATATCATCTATTGAATAAGTTGGATCTTGTAATTCAACAGTTCTCCATCCTGTATTATTTTTTCTATATCGTAATTCATATCTATTTATTCCAATAACTGGTTTCCATGCAATTAAAAGTCTTACTTTAACTTGATTTTTTTCTTTATATAATTGCTCAATTGGATATGTTACTGGGTTAGATGGATCTGTAATATTATCTACCGCAAAACCTGTTGGACTTGTTGGTACTAAATCTAAATTAGTAACATCTCTATGCTCAAGAGTTTCGTTTTCTTCAACTACTGCGTATTTGCTTTCATTGTGTAGTACGGCAGTAACTGTATAAGTAAAATCATCTTCTTCTTCTATTGAAATTACTTTATAAAGTTGGGATTGAATTGCAGCATTAGTGCCAGTAGTTTCAACAACCCAAAAAGAACCTACATTAGGATCTTCATTTTGAAAAGTATTTGTGTAAACAGGATTTTCTTGTAACGTGTTTTCCAAAAATGGCATATTTAAATTTGAATCTGCTACTTTTTTTCTAAACCTTCCCGCTACTGTTATTTTTTTTGTTGTTGTATTTATGTTAGATATTGGTCTTTCAGATAATTGACCATCAGGCAAAATAACAGTTAGTGTCCCCCCTAGATTTCCAGTTAATACAGGCAAATCTACAATACTATCTATTGTAATACGACTATTACCATTAACTGTTTCAACATCGGTAATTTGACCACCTCTCCTAACTCCAGATTTTAATTTGTCTTGAATTTCAATAATTTGACCTGGTGTAATTAAAGCACCAGCTGAAATTGTCGTAGTAAAAGAAACGATATCAGTTTCAGTTGCAAGAGTTACAAGTAACCATTTTGCAAGTCTTCTTGCTTGACTTCTCGAAGTTACACCAAAACTATTAATATTTTTAACAATTGCACCGTACTTTAAGATTCCTTCAGTATCAAGAACTTGCTCATATGCTGCATCCCTTAATTCATTATCGAAATATTTAACAACAACTACAGTTGCTCTTGTCTTAGATGAACTTCCTGAATATGTAAAACCCTCTTTAGTTACATTTGCATATGTAAATAAATAAGAAGGAGTTATACCTTCTTTATCTTGAATAAGACTAAGATTACCTGACATATATAAAGGCATAGCTCTGAAAACAGAACATAAACTATTTACAACTTTGAAAACATCTTGCCTTGATTGAATGTTTACATTAAGACTAAATCTTGGTTCTGTAATTGTTTCAACAACACCTGTATTTAACCTATCTTCAAAAGTAACTTCTTCTGAACAATAAAGAGATGCAGCATAAAAGCTATAACGATCTAATTGGTTAGTTTTAATAAAATCTCCGCATCCGTACCTTTCAGAAGTTAATAAATCGTATAAGCACCAAGCTGGATCTGTTGTCCATTGCGCTGCTCCTAATGTTCCTTGAAAAACATAGCCTGGTGGATAAATTATTCTGCCGTTATCTGAATCAACTGTTGGCGTATATGTTACTCCATTTGCAGTATAAGCTGCTGGTATTCTTACTTTTATACCTTTTATAAAATAAGATCTTTTTGGTACTGAATTAAATTGTTCAGCGTTGATTCTTAGTCCTACTAAGGCACTATTTGGATAATTAAACCTTCTTCCAAATTTAACATTTCCCGATTGATTTTTAGTTTGAAAATGTTCACAGGTAAATTTTTTACGATTAATAACAGAAGCAACTTCCATTCTTCTGTTTTTAGTTTGATTTGGATTAGAACTTGCATTATAAGGAGGAACAAATTCGCATCCAATACTATCCCCAACTTCTAAATTATGATTGTTTGTAGTTGTGATTGTTATAATTTTTCCGTTTCCACCACTTCCATCATCATGTGTAAATGTACCATTAAAATTTTCTCCTTGTTCTTTAACAAGAGTTGTTGAAGATACAAAAAAAGCACTTGTATGACTTATATAGGTATCAGAATTTGGTTCGCCATCATCATCATCAGCATTCATAAAAGCCGTATCATCAGCTAAGTTTGTATCGCCAGCAGTACCAGTTCTTACAATTTTAAACGCAATAGGAAAATTTGCATCTGAAAAATTACTAATATTAAATTCATATTGTTTTTGATATAAATCAGGAGTTCTTCCAGTTATTTCTTGATTAATAGATCCATTTATACCAATATCAGTAAATGCTCCACTAGCTAATGATCTTTGAAATTTAAATGTAAATTTTGTTCCTAAAGTATCTCCATTATTTTTTATTTTTTGCAACATTGGAACACTTATTAAAAAAATAATAGAATCTACACTTTCATCAGTAATACTAAAAGTTTGTCCAGTTGCATCTACTTGAACATTACTTTGCGGATTGGGAATTACATTTGCAGCTTGAACAAAGCCACCTATAACTGATTGACTTGCAGTACCAGATCTAGTTCTTATAATTACATCATCAAAATTAAAACTACCATCTGAATTTTGTAGAGGTGTATTATCTAAAAATATTGATTGCATAAATGAGTCTGCTGCATCAGGAATTGGATTTACAAATCCCGGATCTACTAATCCCTCAATCTGTCCTTCACTTATTAAATCAACAATACGACCATAAGACCTACTATTTAAAGAGTCCTCATCAGTTGATGGTGTGCGTGACCCTCCGCCACCACCTTTGCCTCCGCCACCAGAGCCACTTATAAATTTATTAATCATTCGTCAACCTCTATGTCAACAGTATCAATTTTAGTTGATACTGGAATAGATCCAACCAAAGTTTTTCCATATACTATAGGTACTGCGGTACCAGATCGAGTAGTTTGTTGCACCCCACTAAATGAAAATGACTTAATAGGGTCAGACTCATCATCAGGTAATTCTGGAGTTGGAGTTAATAAACCAGCAACACCGCTTAAAACTAATAAGGCTCCAACTTTACCAGCTAAAGCAAA